GATCTGGATGCTGCAAAGATCAGAGTTGGAGCTTGGGGTTTTATAGCTGACCCAGGTAATGACACTGCATTTTAAGCCGTAGATGTAAATTATCTGAGGGAGGGAGAATAGCTTTCGAGGCCTCTCCTTCCCTTAGTTTTATAATAATAATGTCAAGGGGGAACAACAATGGGAAATCCAGAGGATGATTTAATCGATCAGCTTGAACAGGGTGCGACTGCGGTTGCAGAGAAATCAAAAGACACAAATCAGAGTGAAGAGTCATTGGCTATCGGTGAGGGCAAAGAACCAAATAGACCAGAGTTGGTCTGCAGAGAAGATATACTGAAAGTTGTTGAGATGGACAAGATGGGATTGCAAAAGTATACAGACTCTCGTTTGGGAAAGAGACTTGATTTGAGCAAGAGACTTAAGATGCTCAGGACTGAGGTCGTTCTTCTTATTAAAAATAAATTAGAAATACCAACAGACACAAACAGTAGCAATGTAAATATAAAAGAGACAGGAGAGACGAGGATTACTCCGGAATACATATTCAATCCGAAGAACAGACGTGTGTTTGAATGGACAGAACTGCTTGCAAAGAGGACTGATTTAATCGAATGTTGGCTGATTGACGAAGAAGGAAAACGCTTATAATGTCATTAAATATATTAGATTTCAGGATAAAGATAATTGCCGAGTTGCCAGATACGAAGGATATATTCGTTGAACAACTCATGCTTGATGGTATACAGGACTTGTGCAGAGAGACTTCCTGTTGGACGGAATCTGTTACAGGCTTAACGACTACCGCAGATACAGCCTCGTATGCCGTTTCAGTTATGACTGCCAATGCAGACATGGTTGGTTTATGGCAAGCCAAATACAATAACAAGACTCTGGACCCGATTTCTAATAGAGCAATGGACCAAAGGGATTCGGAATGGGAGCAAAGATCAGGAACACCTGACGGAGCTATATACGATGGCGATAATGGTATACGTTTCAATGTCACACCAGATACAGCTACATCTTATTCAGTAGAAGCTATTATAGAACCTAACAGTGTGGATGGTGTGGTTCCACCAAGAATAGAGAGAAGACATAAAGAGGCAGTTAAATCTTACGTCAAGTGGAAGATATACACTTCACCGAAAGCATTTAATGCAGAGCTTGCGGTATACTTTGAGAGGGATTACGAGAAGCGTAGAAACCGACTCAAGGTGGAGATCGCCAAAGATGGTGAAGAGATAGAGGTAAAGCCAAGATCATTTGTTGTAGGACGGGTAAGGTCACCACGTAGTGTAGTAGTAGATTAATGAAGAGGAAATCCGGAAGGAAAAAGCTTAAAACAAAGACCTCCACTGGTAAGTGGCTCAAGTATTATTTATTCAAGAGAGGAAGATAATGGACTTTTCATCTATGGAGTTATCAGCAAGACGAACGCTTGATGACAATTCAACTACTGACAAATTATGGTCACAGTTGGAGTTGCTTGAGTATGCACAGGATGCTGAGAATGAAGCATGCGAGAGAGCCGACCTTATAATCGATACTGAAAGCGCACTCACTGGTATTGTCACGACATCGACAACAGGCACCTACGGAATAGCTTCAACAGTGATAGCAGTCAAATCAGCACTGATGGCAAACGGCTCAGAGCCTCTGATGGAAACCTCGGAGAAAGTCTTGGATAATAGCGTCCCAGGATGGCGCACAGCCGAAGGAACACCACGAAGCTATGTCATGACCCCAACTAACAACATAATCATCTACCCGATACCCTCAGTGGCTTCTGTATTGAACCTGACTGTTTCGAGGTTTCCAACCACTCCAATGACGGTAAATGGCAGTCCGGAGATCGATTCTAGGTATCACCAAGGGTTGGTTTTATGGATGTGCTACAGGGCATATTTGAAGAATGATTCCGAGACGTTGAATACAGATAAAGCCGCAGACTATCTAGCATTATTTGAAAAATACTTTGGTTCTAAGAAAATACTAAATGACTAATGGCAAAAAATAGAGAAGATGCAAAGAACAGAAGCCTTAGTGGGTCAGAGATACCGTTCCAGAATTTCACAGGTATCAATAATGTAGCTGATGCTAATAACCTAGAGATAGGTGAACTGGCAGAGGGCGAGAATGTCGATATAGATAACGAAGGAAAGGTGAAGAGGCGAAATGGGTATACGAGGATATTTACTCCTTCCGATAAAATGCATAGTCTTTGGAGCAATGATCGTATCTGTCTATTTATGGACGGAACTACTCTAAAGAGATTGTGGTCAGATTACAGTTCTACAACAATAAGGACTGACTGCGGAAACCAACCAATGGGCTTTGTAGATGTCAATGAAAATGTTTATTATTCAAACGCTACGGTTAATGGGTATATTGATTCAACTGGTGCTGATAACCAGTACTCTACACCTTCTGACAATTACAAGGTAGCTACGAAGACAGGTCAACACATTGAGTATTATAACGGCAGATTGTATATTGCGAAAAACGAAACAATCTGGTACACTGATGCATATAACCATGGTGTTATTGATATGAGAACTAATGCCATTAAGATGAAGGATGAAGTGACTATGATGAAAGCAGTGGATGACGGATTGTATGTATCCATTGGTGATATAAATGACAGAAGCTCAATTTTGTTTCTGACAGGAAGTACTCCGGTAGATATGCATTCAAGAGAAGTTGCACACTATGGAGCGATTGAAGGTACTGCAGTGAAGACCAAATCCGCTTATGTCGGTGATGGGAACGTAGGTAAGAAAGTGATATGGACTTCACGCAAAGGAATATGCCTTGGAGAGAACAGTGGAAGGTTCACCAATTTAACAGCAACTAAATACGAAGTGACCCAAAACCGTTACGGTGCAGGTCAATTTAAAATCACAGGTGGTGTACCGCAGTATATTGCATCATTGTGGACATAAGCAACAAAGAGAATAATGCTATTTAGCAATTTGACTCTGACTCCCTAAATACTAATTTAGTATCAATTAGTACCCAATTAGTACTTAGACCAGAACTCCCGAATACGCTAGAGGTGACGAATTAATTTATTTTAATACCTTTACTATTTAAGGAGAAAGTTATGACTCTAAGTCTATCCACAGGACTCCGTCAAGGAATCCTACACACCGCAGGTCTGAATACGTTACTTGCTGCAGGAGAGATCAGAATTTGGTCTGGCTCTGCACCTGCAACGGCTGATGACACCGCAACTGGTACATTGCTTGTAACAATTAACACGTCTACAGGTAGTGCCTACAACCTACATTTCTTAAACACAGCAGTCGCAGGAGTACTATCTAAGTCCTCAAATACTTGGGATGGTGTCGCTGTAGCTACTGGAACGGCAGGATACTTTAGGTATTGTGCGAGTACATCTGATGCTAATGGAACAAGTACCTCTGAGATTCGTATACAGGGTGCCGTGTCAACATCTGGTGCAGAATTGAATATGAGTTCGACATCAATTACGTCTGCTGCAACGACAACGATTGATACGTTCGACATCACTATGCCTGCTGCGTAAGGTCTTTAACGAACTACTGGACATGAACTTTGATACCCCATATCATTGTTGTTCCCCCTTAGAAGGTAGTTCACCAAAGCCCTTCGTTTGCAGGTTTTATTCGAGGGCTGATAGTGTTGGCATATGCTGATACTGTCGGCCCTTTTTTTATATACACTTAAAATAATGAGAAACATCAACATACAATCGGGGAGAGGATTAATTCTGTCGGGAGATCGGCAGAGAGCAGGTACATACGTAGGCATAGCAAAGAGACGCATGTTTGAAATGAAACAGGTGATGAGGATAGGAAAGCTTCAATATATGAAGAGGGTGCATTACTTAGACCGAGATTGTGTGTGGGTGCATCTACTATCTATAGGCGGTTCTGACTTCATCAGGATACACTCATGTGCAGAGGGTGGTGTTGGTTGTAGCATCGGTTTTGTTGGGGATGTACTAGAAGGAGCCTCTCCACTCGAAACAGTTTTTACCTTCACCGCAGAAGGATTTGAACCTAAAATTAACGACCTAGTGAGATCAACTCTTATAATATCATATGGTGATGGACGTAAGGGTCAAGGAGGTACAGGAGGCGCAAACAAGCTAACACACAAATACAGAGAAAGCGGTGTTTTCGATGTAAGTGTAAAAGCATGGAACACGTTTAAGTCCCAATTCGTACAAACAGCAATAGGACTCATCGCTACGAATGTAACTAGCTTCGAGAGAATTAGTGATTTCCATGCGTGGGAAGGTTCGCTTCAACCTGACCGAGATCAAGACGAAGTCAACGCTGAGGCACTTGCAGATGTTAATGCAAAGCCGTTTGCAGAGATTACAGTATCGGATAGTGTATACGCAGAGCAAAACATTTACGTTGATGAAGGTCCAGGGTGGGACGATGAAGGAGATTTGGGTAGTTCTGGTTTTAGGGGTTTCTTCTATAGGCAAAGATATTCTGTGTGGGAATACGAAATCACTGATTTCTTTGACGTTGAAACGTTTATCGCATATATACTGGCAGGAAATAGGGCAGCAATAACAACTTCTACCCAAAGGATGGCAATGGGTGCGGAGGCTTATGCGGCAAGACTGGATACCCCACAAGATAAATTAAAGATACTTATAAATACTACTCCATATTTGCCTTTATTTGAAAACGCTAATAGCAGTTTTGCGCTTGCAATAGAAATGACAGAACAGGTAAGGGAGTTAAGGATAGCCGAAACACCCATAACTATCACATTCACAAGCTTTGATGATTGGGCAACGGTATCACCAACACCTATAGACAGAACGCCTATGGCCCTTATAGCTCCAGAAGGGTGGTGGTCAAACAGACCCAACGTAGTCAATGTCGATTATGATTGTATAGCAACATCATCAAAATCAGAATATATAACAGCAACCTAAAGGAGATATAATGGCAGATATAACGTGGTGTGGAGAAATCGATGATAAGCTTTATCTTACATCTGGTACTTTCACGTCTACGCTTAAAGACAGTCAGGATATTACCACATGGAACCTTAGTCCTCAAGGCGTAACTTATGACTTAACCAATACTCCATGGGTAGGTAAGAGTCCGACTGATAAACTCTTTCTCCAGTCTGGTCAGTTCACCTCTACCTTGAAATCATCACAAGATATTTCATCAGAAGATATTACTCCATTAGATATTTCATGGGACGGAACCAACACTCCATGGGCAGGTAGCTTAACCTCGAAGTTATACCTCCAATCTGGTCAGTTCACAAGTACCGTAAAGACAAGTCAAAGTGTATCTGCCATAGAGTCAGGTCTTGATGGAATTAGTTATGACGGAACGAATACTCCATACTGTGGTTACACAGATGATAAGCTGTATTTACAAAGCGGCCAGTTCACAAGCACCTTAAAGACGAGTGAATATGTTAATGCTATTGATGACTCACCACAAGGTATCTCGTACACGGGAACCGATACTCTATGGACAGGAGCAGGTGGTGATAAACTATACATCACATCAGGTCAGTTTACGTCTACCATAAAGACAAGTGAATCTGTAGGTGGAGTTGAAACGGTACCAACTGGTGTTGACACAAGCGATTTAGCCGCAAGACTTGACCTTTTTGTATTCTCTATAACAGATACGCCATGGGTAGGTATAACATCAGACAAGCTATACTTAACGTCTGGTCAATTCTCGTCTACACTAAGATTTAGTCAGTCTATTAGTGGTATTGAACTTAACGCTCAAGGCATAGCGTGGGACGGAACAAATACTCCGTACTGTGGTGTGAACGGTGAGAGACTATACCTCCAGTCTGGGCAATATACTTCTACTCTTAAGACCAGTGAAGCTGTTAGCTCAATTGACATCTCGCCTACTGGTATAACATGGGACAGGTTTAATACGCCATGGATAGGCAGCGAAGCTAAGAAAGCATATTTAACATCTGGGCAATTTACGTCTACCATTAAGACCAGTGAAGATGTTAGCTCAATTGACGTTATTCCCACAGGTATCTCATGGGACGGAACCAACACTCCATGGTGTGGTATGGCAGGCGATAAGATATACATAATGTCTGGCCAGTTTTCTTCAACCACGAAGTCCAGTGCATTTCGTAATGATGTGAGCGGTGTTAGTTATACTGGTACAGACACGTTAGCCGCTTTGGATTTCCAAGATAAACTATTTGTTATGTCTGGTCAAGTAACAACCACCGTGAAGACCAGTCAGTCGGTGCAGTCCATAGACACGGTTCTTAAGGATTTGGATACAAATGACTTTGATGCCAGGGTACCAATTAATCCCGACAACTCAGGTAGCGTTGCGATTGATTTACCAATACTAACTGGCTTCACACCTGATGCAATAGATACACCTTGGTGTGGTATTGAGGCTGACAAACTATACCTGCAATCTGGTCGGTTTACATCTACGGTTAAGACAAGTGAACTTGTCACGACAATAGATGGTGTTCCCACAGGTATCTCATGGGACGGAACCAACACTCCATGGATGGGTGACGAAGCACACAAGCTCTACCTACAATCAGGGCAGTTTACTTCAACGCTAAAAACAAGTGAAGATGTAGCTGCAATAGAGATAGGTACTAATGATATTTCTTGGGACGGAACAGATACTCCATGGGTAGGGCAAAGTGGCGATAAGCTCTATCTTACATCAGGGCAATTCACAAGTACTCTTAAGACAAGTAGGGCTGTAGCAGGAGTAGATGTCGCTCCTACAGGGATAAGCTATGATGGAACCAACACTCCATGGTGTGGAAATTCGGCAGACAAACTATACCTTCAATCAGGACAATTCGCAAGTACTCTTAAGACAAGTGAATATATCGGTGCGACAGACATTTCCCCCAATGGTATATCATGGGATGGAACAAACACTCTATGGGTAGGGTTCACCAGTGACAAACTTTTCCAACAGTCTGGTCAGTTTACTTCTACGATTAAAACAAGTGAATATGTTGGTGGGATTGACATTCACCCTCTTGGTATTGATACAAATGCCGTAACTGCGAGACTTAATACTGAAAATGACACACCAGGCGATGGTGCATTTGATTTACCAATATTAAGTGTAGACGCAACGGCACCTGCAGAATTTGACCCTAATAATACAGGTGATAGTGCTATAGACTTGCCTATACTGTTGGTTCAAGGAGGCAGTGGTGCCACAGGTGAGATCAGCTTACCATTGTTAGAAGTAGCATCGACAGGTACTCCATCTGCAACGTCAGGCGTAGTTGCACTTCCTGTCATGACAATAGCCGCTAATGATTTAGCACCTGCAACGGCTACGATCTCGTTTCCAATACTTGGAATACAATCATCATCTACTCAAACTGGAAACATTGGAACCATTACTATTCCGATACTTACAGTTGTGGCAGGTGACCCTATCGTTAATGAGGGCGATCTTAATCTTCCTGTAATCACAGTTTCGGCTAAAGCAGATATGCCACGTGGTACTATTGATATAACACTACCAAGGTTTACGTTCTACACGGTAGGCGAACAAGGAAGTGTTGAGAACTTAGATATAAGTATGCCGATGATGACGCTGAATGCGTTCAGTGGACATCCAGTAGATTTGACACTACCACGATTCGCAATAACTGCATCTGGTGAGAATGGATTTGTCGGTACGTTCAGTAAGAGCTTGCCAAGAATGGTCATAAATGTTAAAGCAGATCAAGAGAACATTGCGACATTCACTAATTCACTACCACAATTTAGCTTTAATATAACTGGACTGCAGGGTATAGTATCGTTGTCAGGAGGCAATAGAACGCTTCCTATGCTCGATATCAATGCCCATGCGTTTAAGGGTGAAAATGGAAATGCCAATATTACACTTCCAGTTCTATCTCTAACGACCAGTGCATTTGCGAATCCGAATGGTACGGTGGCACAGTCACTGTTCATGCTTACACTTGACGCATATGCTGATGTTTATACCAATAGGTTTATTTAAGGAGAACCAAGATGTTTTTAGAAAATAGTTGGATGATTGATCTACAAGCAGGAAAGATTCCTGGTCATGTACTCGTCAATGCCATGGGTGAAAGATCAGGCATGGGTACCACTGTTACGGGAGAAGATATATGGAGAGGCAATGAGCTATCTGTGACTCCGAACACGGTGGCATCACATACGACCATACCAACTCCATCAAGAGACGGAGAGCAAATGACACTTATCAGTGAAAGTGATGCTGATAATGGTGCAACCGCAACTGGTGTGTTAACCATGGAAATAGAGTACATTGATTCCCATGGAGATGTGCGATATGAAGTCGTTACAATGAACGGACAAACAGGAGTAGATACCGTAGCTACTAATATAATATTTATCCAAGACATGCACTCAGTCACGGTAGGTTCGAATGGAGTTTGCCAAGGACATGTAAGGGTTTACAAGAAAGGTGACCCAACCCTTGTCTATAATATGGTTGCCGCAGGTGGTAACAAATCATTAGTACCACATAGAATGGTGCCAAGAGGAAAGAAATTACTTCTTATGGGGTGGCATGGTGGAGAAGTCAACTCTAAGAACTGTGTTATCAGGATACGATCTACTGATATGCATGGCGAATTACTTCCGGGGGTTTTCTGTTTCAAGGGGTCAGCTTATGTAAACAAAAATACAACGGGTCCAGTGCCGTTACATGCGTTGGTACCTGCATTTTCAATAGTAAAGGCCAGTGCGTGGATTGAAACCTCTAGTGGGGTTGCATCTATAGATTGGTGGGGAATATTTAGAGACGATTTAATCCGATAGTTTTTTTTAACAAGGAGAAAAAAGATGGCAAGAGATTTGGTAGCACTAAAGTTCCACGCAGGAATACACACAGTAGACAAGGGTGGTAACAAGATAGGACATGCAAAGTACCCTGAGTTCAACAAAGTGAGTAACGTGGCAAGGAAAGGCATGGACTGGTGTTCTTACATCGATGCCTTTGGTATCGGAATGCAGTATGACAAGGATTGTGGCCACAAAGAAGAGGGTGATACTCCGTTCGGTCAGCAGTGTTGCGTTATAGCAGTTGAGGCAGCTTTTGCAGATGAAGCACTTGCATTGTTTCCTGCGGATATTACAGAGCTAACATCAGCCGAGTTTGAAGCATTCTATAATGACAAGGCTCATGCACACGAAGCTGCAGAACACGTTGATACAGATGTTCTTGATGCTATCACTCAGAAGGAAGCACTCGGACTGGCTGTCCCTGAAAAGGCAGACGCTATCGATGTTACAACTGAAACAAGGGGTATCAGGAAGAATCACAACAAGCTTTGGGTTGACAAGAAAGTAAAATCCGGAGTTAACATGTTGGACAGAAAAGCAGTTGTTTAATTAATCGGGGGATTGAGTGTTTGGAGGTAGTTAATCCCACTCTTTCCCCCACCATATTTTATTGGGGAATAAAATGAAAATACTCGTTACAGTACCGAACACAGGATATGTACACAAATTAGTAAGCTTGGCAACAAACAGGATACTTACAGACCAAAGATATAAAAGTACGATCATTTATCCAACTCACAATCCATATGAAAATAATTTACATCATATAGTGAACGAGTTTATGGCAGGTGAATATGATTTCTGGTTGAACATAGACTCAGACAATCCACCAATGAGCAACCCGTTAGACTTGGTGATATTCAATC